TTTCTTTCTTTCAAAATCCGCATAAGTATCTAACAGTTTGTCGTATTCATTTTTTTGTTTTCTTTGATAAACGTTATTTTCGGCAACCGTTAGTCCCGTGATGATAGCAGCATTTTCAGGGGTAAGGTCAGTGTCGCTTCCACCCGATTCTTTCTGCAAATCCAATAATTCCTTCCTATATTTTTCTATTTGCTCAAGTCTTTTCCTGTGTTCATAATCCATCTCCTCAATCTCCTTCCTCCATCCCTCTTCCATAGCATCTATCCTTACCTTATTAAGTTCAAGTTCAAGTTGTGCAACGAGATTCTTTAGGTTTTCGGCAGCTTTTTTCTCTTTTTCTTCTGCCTCATTTTCTCTTTTTTCAATATCGGATAATTCTTTTTCTGTAAATGGGGATATATTAGCAGCTTTAAAAATGCCTTTTAAAGAGGCAAGTCTGTTTTTTAGTTCACTAACGTCTTCCCCTGCAAGTTGTGAGCGGCTTGATATGAGTTCTGTTACATTAGTATATTCTTCGCGCAACCTGCCTATATATTCCTCAGGAGATTCCTCAGCTCGTTTTTCATAACCCTTATCCAATAGATTGGACTTTTTAAGAAAGTCGTTTATGTCCTGTATCCATTTTTTTGATGAGGTGCTTATTTTTGAGGCGTCTAATACCGGTCCGATAATGCCTTCATCCCTGCTTTTGAATATCTCATCTGCACTTTTTTTTGTTTTATGGAAAGCAGCTGTAATTTCATTAGCTTTATCCAATATTGGCTGAAGGGTATTCCTTACATATTTAGTACCCTCTTTTGCAGAGCCACCCTCTTCAATAAAAGATTCAAAAAGTTTTTTTGTTCCGCTCTCTATATCCTTAAACTCCATCCTGCCCCAAAGAACTTCCATAAGAGAACTCTTCAATGTCTCTTTTTCCAATCCAGAAAGAGCACTCTTATTTATCTTCTTTGCTAACTTTTCAGCCTGTTTGCTTATCCCTTCAGAATAGGCATCAAGGGCTGTCTCCATGGCCTTCTCATAGCCCCTTTCCTGTGCAACCTCTATCAGTTTTTGCTTTAAGAGAGAATATGCATCAACAAGACTTAGGACGCCTCTATGCTCTTCTCTTATTTTTTTAAGATAAGGCTCATATTGCTTTTCAATAGCATTTTTAGCCTTTTCGTATTGTTCAGTGCCTTCTTTTGCGGACATTAACGCACCAAATAACATATCAAGTTGTGCTATCTCCTTATTAAGAGATTTCTCATAATCTTTATAGCTGTCGTTTAGCCTTTTTTGGGCTTTTGCTGCCTCATCTTGATATGTAATCAATTTATACATACCATAGCCCAATGCTGTGACTGCTGCTGCTATTAAGACATATGGGTTTTTCATTATAGCCAGGTTTAACCTTGTTTGTGCTGCGGCAAGCATGTTTGTTGTAGCACTTAATGCCAATTGGGCTACATTTAACGAAGTAGCGGTAGCGGCGCTATATAGAACAGAAGCGGCATAGAGCTTATGATATGTGGTAAGAGCTATTAAGCTGGCTTTATAAGTGCCATATACTGCTACAAGTTCAAGAATAGTCTGCCCTACTTTTTCATAATTAGTGATGAGCCATCTTATTGTATCTACGGAGCCTTTAAATATCTTATCTCCTTTTTCTCCTATCTCGGCAAACATTATTTGATAAGCATCTCTTAAATTAGATATCTTACCTTTCAGTGTCTCTGCCTGTATCTCTTGCATCTTGTAGAACTTACCACCCTCTGAGGTCATATCTGTAAACATCTCTTTAATCATAGAGAAAGGAACAAGCCTTGCAGAAATTTTATCAAAGACATCTGAGGCAGTAATACCTGTCTCCCCCAATTCCTCAAATTTCTTTCTTAACTCCTCAATGACAGGGATACCTGCTTCTGTGAGTTGCCTCACCTCCTGCCCTCTCAACACGCTTGCAGCTCGTATTTGCCCATATGCAAGAACCAATCTGTCCATGCCAACACCAAGTCCAGCGGATACGTCGGACAACATTTTTGTTGTGTCATACAACTCGTTCATCGGTATAGAAAAAGCCGATAACTGTTTTGTATAACTTATCAAATCCTTAAATCGAAATGGGGACTGTACGGCTAATTTTTTTATCTGGTCAAAGATTTTATTAGCCCCTTCCAGGTCTTTCAAGATAGCCTGTAAGGACACCCTTTGCATCTCAAACTCCCCACTTACTGTGACAAGATTTTTTATAAGTCTTGCTGCGGCAAAGAGAGATATATAAGACGCTGCAATAGTATGGATGTTTTGTAAAATACGTTGTTGTGTATTTAGTACAGAATTTGTATTTTTTATGGTATTGGCAGCTTTCTCCCTTACAGCCTGTGTCCTTGCCTCCTGTGTGTGTATGCGTTCAGCCATAAGAGCCTCACGTTCTTTGAGTGCTATGGCATCCATCTTCATCTTCTTCTCGATGGAGAGGGCATCCATATTCTTCTTGTGGAGAACCCTTTGGGACTCCATCTCTTTGGCAAAATTCTTTGAGTTAAATTGAATATTAATCTTTGCCTCCTTGCTGTACTTCTCAAAAGCCTTCTTCCAGGCGGCATCAATGTTTCTTGTGTCAAGTCCTAAGCTGAAAAACAAATTACCCAAGTCTGCCATATCCGTTTATTTTTTTTTGACTGTACCCCAGCCAGCGTTTTCTATTTTTTTATTTCTATTCCAAACCTCCTTGGTTTTCTCTATGTCATATTTGGTAATCTTCTTTTTATCCCCAAAGTCAAGTATAACTGTGTCGGTAATAAGTATTTCCAGGTAAGCATTGGAATATCCCCAATTATATCCCCATTGTGGTATTGAAAAGCCAAATATGTTTCTCGGTGCAAATAGCCATCCTTGCTTTTCGGCTATCATTCCCTGTGTGCCGATGAAAGTTCTTGGAGGATACGATTTGCTTCTTCCCTCGTCATCGTCTGAAGAGTATCTTTCAAGCCTTGGGCTAACATCATAATTGAGTAATACTCCGTTAGCTGAACTTTTTTTTTACCCATCTCTATTATGGGTAGCAACACACTGTCGTCGTATTGCTTTATATAATAGTACCAACGCCAAAGTAAGGGATAGATAAACTTTATCCTGAAAAATCCATTTGCCACAACACAGGCAGCTAACTTGCATGTTACCTGGCTCTCACTCTTTGGGTCAGTCCTATTATCAACCATAATTGAGGAAAACTTACGTAAAGTCCCCCTCTTCAACCATCCTATATGGACTTTTTTATTGCCAAGTAACACTGTCTCTTTCTCGTCATTTGCAATACTACTCAATTGCCTCTCGTCTTCTATATTTGCCATATTACCAACCCTCCTTATTTTTATTACTATCCCATACCTCTCTTGTACGCTCTATATCCTTCCGTGATGGAAGAGGTATATCCACCCTTGCGAAGGTAGCACCATTTTCCTGCATAATATAAGCACGACGACCCAATATAATAGGATAATAACTATCGTCAGTTACGATAACGGCAACAACAGAATCGGCAAAGCCTTCTTCTTTATTATATGTCTCAAATGATTCTTGTCCCCTGCGAAAAAGGGAATAAGAATTGCCAAGGAGATGATTTATCTCTTCTCCTGAATTTAAAATTTCTCTTAATACAAACATGTCTTTATTTATTTTAAAATTTATTTTAAAAGGGAGGGGCAAGCAATTATCCTCCCCCACCCTTTTTTTATTTACTGTTCCATTTACACATTAAGGTGTCTTAGGAGTCCATGTCAATAGAGCGATATCTGCTTCGCTGTTTCCACCGACAATTTGCAAACTCAAATTAACGCCCATAGGTTTATCAAGTGGGGAGTCGAACACAAGTGAAGGATACCCCTGAACATGCTTCAAGAACAAAGCATATTGTCTATTTTCAGAGATAATCATTGCAGAACCTTCAAGCATCTCGTTGGTGAGAAAATATCCATACCCCGCAAAAGTACCTGTCACATTACCGACTGTCTCATCAGCAGTAGATAATGAAGTAGAATTCTTAGTGTAGAATATTCCCATCAAGTCGTCGTGAATAGTTGGAAGAAACATATCAATAGTTATGTTCCCCGGTTGACCAGTTATAGTCCAAGCCCCAGCTAAGCCAAATACCTTAGTGGTGTTGAGCGTACCTGCGGCTTGAGTTATGTTTAGTGAATCATTCGCAATAGGCAGTTCAAAGTCCCAAGCAGCAGTTGCGAGAGTTGCTTGTACTGTCTTTGCAAAACGGACAGAAGATACGCCATTAAATAGCTTTTTTACTTCAGCCAAAGTTTTAATTGCCATAGTTTTTATAAAATTAAATTATTGTTACGTCACAATTTATGTGAATACAATGAAAACCAAGTTTGTCGCTTCCTACATTTATTGGGGTAGGGTTGCCTATAATACATTTAGTATTTGTTATTGGCAGCTTAGCGTAAACTGCGGTCTGCATTGATTTTAGTTTACTTATGTTTTCATAAGTAATATTATTTACCGTTACATCACGGGCAAAAAGGGAGATGCGACAAGAGGTAAAACCTGTTCCTAATCGATTATAAATAGAGGTTGGAAATTTCACTACGACAAAGTCGTTCATCCCGTCTGGTGTGGTAAGTGGTCTATCAGTAAATATGTTTGCACTCACTCCCGACATTGCGTTATAAACTACCTGTGTTAAATCGCCAATGTTATAATTTCCTATATCCATTATTTAATCTTTTTAAAACCATTGCGAAACATTGATAACCCCCTTGCTGCGGTATATTGTTTTGTATCGGTAAGTACATTTAAGTCTTTTTCGTTTTCAAGCAGTTCTGAATATTCAGTACCTGTACATACTACAATAGAATATGGCTGTATTGGTTTAAATGTCTTCAAAAATTGCATCGAAGTACTTGTCCCCCAACCTCCATCAGTTTCTACTGTACCTTGAAACTTTCTGTAGACCTTATCATAAGTTCTCCCTCTAAACCATTCCTCTTTTCTCAGCTTACGCCGTATAGCAGGTTTTACACCATCTAAAAAGGTAACATCTACAAGTTGGTAATTTTGATACAGCCCAAAAGCCAAAGAGGTAAGGGTATTTCCTGTTAGATTATGATATTCGGCAGATACTTGAGCATCATGCAAAATATCATCTCCTATACCTATAAAAGCATCATATGCCCTTTCATAAAGCATGCGATAGAACTTTGCCATCCCTTCTTGTATCGCCTTCTTATTGTCCATTAGGTGTTTACCTTATTCCAATATACTGTTAATCCCATATTGCCCAAATAGGCATCGACAACTTCACCCTCCAATATCTTCGCATCTGGCAACGCCCTCATCCTATCTATCACCCGTATCTTGTCCCCTGCCCTTATCTCTATCTCTACGAATGGAATTGAGACTGCATAGTCGGATACAAGTACTCCGTTAGATGGATTAGTATTATTCGCCTTGTAATTTCGCCCTTCACCATTATATACTTCAACCTCAGTGTTGGTGCTATTGGCATCATTAAATGGGTCATATGTAGAACTAACATTACGAGTGATTCTTATGCTGTGCGGATAACGAGGATTACTTATTGTCATAGCCTGTGTATTTTTAGTCCTGTACTTATTGGTTGCTCCCCATTTGCCACATATATATCATCGGCCATCTTGCGCCACATAGCCTTATCGGCAGAGGAAAATGAGGCTGAGGATTCTGAATGTTTCCACCCAGCATCGGCATCATCGACACGTTTACTGCCACTCGGCATAGTTATTGCCCACCGTAAAGCGTCAGCAACACAGAGGTTTAGTGTTTTTTGAGTAGTTGTAGAGACATCCGCCTCACCTACTACAGACCTTTTATGGTATATAGAGGTGAGTGCTGTGTCTGGTATATCAAAACCCACCGAACCGATTATATATTCTGAAATGGTGAGTGCCATGTTATTTTATCTTAAGGTAATACATATACTTAGTTCTGTTCGGTACACATAGTGCGGTAAGTTCTGACTCAATATATTGATACTTATTCTTAGCATCAAATGTTTGTGTCAGGACTGTACGACCTCCATCGTAGAGGGCTATACGTGCAGCAGGGTCAGGAATAATAATAGGCTGTACGGCCTTAATTGTCCCAATCTCACCATCAGGCATAAGAACCCAAGCATCCTCATCAAATGAGCTGAGCCGTGTCTTAACAATAGACTTAGTAGCCTTATCATAGGATTCAACTTCAGAAACAGAATCAATGATATGGATAGGATAACCCAACTTTCTTTCAAGCAGAACCCTCGATTCTTCCTTTGACAGTCTCTTAGCAATGTTACTTGCAATAGTATCTGAGGCAGCCTCTGGATTATAGTAGTAACCCAATGCAATACGCACCTTAGAATGTCCCAAGAAGCGTGTAAAGCACTTCTGCGAAACTTCAATAACTCCAACCGGGGCATAAGCATCTTCTGCGGCCTTTACAAGAGCCACAAGGTCGGCTACGGGGTCTGAAGCGGAACCCTCAGTGGTATATGCGTCGTCAGTCCACCAACGGGCGGTTGATGTCTTTGTGGTTATATTTCCAGGAGGAACCTTAAAATCAAAGGTTACATTTTGGAGACCTTGTGGATTATTAGTATTTAACAAGGTAAATTTACCTGTTGAAACTGCTTGATGTCTCTGGTATTTAAGCGTGTTGTAGTTACCGCCAATGAGCTTGTCAGTACTATTATAAAGCACGGTCAAAATAGCTTTCTCTGCGGCAGCATCAAAAGCACCTTTTCCTGCCATTATCATCTGTTCACGGATAATTTTCTCATTTAACTTAAATCCGTGTTTCATTCTCGGAATCTTGCCTGTGTTAATCTCAATACCATCTACACTACGAAGTGGTGCAGGAGAATCTAAATCAACATAGGTAGCCATAGCGTATATACCAAGCTCGGCTTGTAGCTGGTGGTATGTAAAGTCCATCTGTATCTCTTCATCCCAAACGAAACCGCTTGTATCAGGAGCATTATACTTGTCTGCAAAGACAGTATCTACAAACTCTTGGTAGCTTATACCTGCCAAAGAGCGACCTACAAGGTCATAATATGCAGCATCTCTTATATCAGCCATAATTAGATTCCTCCTTCAAAAATTATGTTAGGGATATATGATTTAACCTCTTGCGGAACAAAAGGTACTCGGTCTGCATATACAGTACCCGAAGTCACAACAGCAACAGTAGCATAAGTAGTACCTGTCTCTGCATATACATCGTTCTCTGTGAGTCCTGCGAGATTCTCAACATCAATATCAACAGTAGCGTGTTCCGAGAGATACAAGATAGCATCTTTAGGGATACCTGCTGTGATAGTAGATACAAGAAGTGTGATGGTGTCATTATCCACCGCACCAACACCAGATACAGTAAGTTCAACTCCAGTAGAGAGAACCTTGATTTTGTCACCAACGATAGGGGCTTCGTAGTTGTCTTTAGCTACGATAACTATCTCGGTACTGGTGATGCTACCAACAGCAGCAGAACCAACAGTAATGGTAGAGATATAAGCCTCAAGACCTTTACCTGCACTTGCTTGTGTCACCACGATAGCAGGTTCTGCACCTGTTCCGCCTACCTTTTGGGTAAAGAGGATAGTGTCACCTTCAACAGCAGTATCATACACAGCGTTAAGGGTTTCGTTAGCAGCGATAAGCACTTGCAGGGCAGTAGCAGTAGCACCCGCATTGTCACCGATAGTCACCTTGCCAGAGGCAGGTGTAGTAACGAATTCAAAGGTCACGCCTCCAATAGCAATGGTGTCTGTGTTAGCAG